TCTACAGCAGCTGCATTGTCAGCGTCTGACTCTAACCAGTGACCGTAGATGCCTTGCGTAATGCGAATGTCGCTGTGACCCATGTATGTTTTTACACGCCACAGATCGTCAGGGTACGCCTGGAGAAGCTTAGATGCATAGTAGTGTCTAAGCTCATGCCAGGTAATTGGCGCAACACCAGCGCGTCTACAAGCGTCCTTAATCCGTTTGAGATACTTTGCTGATGTAACAGGGTGATTAAACTCTGTGCCAAAGACAAGCGTGTCAGGATCGTTTGGTCTACCTTGCTGGATGTACAGCTCTTTGAGGTGAGCAAGTACATCGCGTGTCAGAGGTATAGTACGCAACCCTGAGTAACTTTTAGGATCTTTTACATTAGTAGTTTTGTGTTCGATAGCGCGGTCAACAACTACCTTGCCACCGTCAAGATCTACTTGCCCCCAAGTCATCGCACGTTGCTCACCCTGACGCACACCAGTAGTTGATGCAAACCTAGCAAAGAACTGCCATCGAGGACACAACTGAGATATGATGCTGTTGATGACATCAGTTGCAATGCGCTGCGCTTTAGTCTCGCCAGCAGTGCTTTGTATTTCACCTTTGCGCTTCACACCGTCAAACGGATTAGTTTCTCTACAACCCTCGATGATACCGTAGTTGATCATCATGCCTATTGAGCCACAAATGTTTGTAACAGTTTTAACTTTGCGACCTACTTTGAGCTGATCCATTATCTGGTGTGCGACCATACCTTTAGTTAGATCTGCGACACGCATGTCAGCAACAGACTTGCCATCGACAACGCAATCTAAAAAACACTCTGCGTGTCGAACTTTTTCCTGGTGGTAACTTTTAGATTGATCGCCATCACGATATTCTTTTTCAACTTGTGCAATGTAATTTTTTGCAAGCTCGTAGAATGTCCACTTCCAGGCATCACTAGATTTATTAGTGTCTGATGTTTCTTTCACAAGTGCATCAATAGCAGCTTGTGCTTCTTCGCGTGTGTTGTAATAAGTACGCGCACCACCAGCTAATTCATAACGTGTATCAACGCACCAAGAAGCCCAACCTTTAGCTGCTCTTGATTTCCATTTTTTCGGTGTAACTTGTAACATAATAATCTCCATATTCTTGTCGCTTTATATGAAGAATATATGATTTTATTGGCTAAATTACAAGCGTTACCCGCGACCCCCAGCTTAGTTTTAGGCGCGCAGCTAGGCGCGCAGACACCTCCAAAAGGGGTTAAGCTATTGATTTATATAGAAAAGTTGTGGCGCGGTTGACGGGGCTCGAACCTGACAAATAGCTGTTTACATTGCATTTTTCTACAGTTTTTGCAGTATTTTGCACCACTTCGCGCATAGATGTGCGTAGGCGTCAGGCGCGTGCTAGGCGCGTTGCGCGCCTAATTACGAATCAAAATCAGGCTCTGGTCTAGGCTTTGGTTTAGGCATACTCGACACTCGATGTGTTTGCTCACACTTCATAAGTATTACACCGTAGCGCTCTTGCATAACGTCACGCAAATCAGTCTGCGTAACAGCCACACAATCATCGTAACTTTCAAACATTATGATGTGTTGGTATGCGTTATCTTGGATGCCGTAAGTCAGCCAAAGAATAGTCCAGAACTTTATCATGTTTTCTTGTTCGAATTAATGCGTGATATACGTTTGCCCTTCCGCACTGCATCAGCTTTTGAGCTGGCTCCCCAATCACGCAACGCCATCAGCAGAGGTGTTGGCTTGCCATCTTTTTTTTCTGGCCCAGCCATCTTACCCATCCGCTGTAGAAAGGCAGCTCGCCTACCACTGTTGCCAGACTTTTCGGGTGGTGCGCTCATTTCTTTTTCGCAGTCTTTTCTGCTTCTTTAAAGTTCTTTGCAGTCGGAGCTCCAGGGCTACCTGGCTTCCTCATCTTTTCACCAGAGCCAGCTTTTATGCGAGCTTTCTTTAACCTAATATTTTCATACAAACCATGCTTGCGACCATGAGGCATTATGCATTCCTTCCGTAGTTGCTCATTATGTTTTTCTTTTTAGTTGGCTTCTTTTTCAGCGCAGCAAAATCAGCACCAGTAATTTCATCCATTGGTGCAGCAGCTGACGCTATCTTCATTTGCTTTGGCGAAAGCTTTTTAGTCATTTTCATTCCTGGCATTACTTACCCTTTCCGTAGTTAGACATAATGTTTTTCTTTTTAGGTTTACTGTGAGTAAGCACCTGACTGCTTTTAGAATGCTTGGCTCCAGTATGAAGCGTACCGTCTTTCATTTTGTGCGTTGCGCCTTTGTAAAGTTTTCCGTTTGGTAGATAGTGAGGTTTACCAGCAGCCATCAGTACCCACCCTTACCGTAACCAGACATAATAGTTTTCTTTGGCTTTGGTTTCTTTTTCATAGTCAACTCCTCTATTGTAACCACTCGTAGATTTTCTTAGTTTCTTTCTCTCGATGCTTCAGACCGTTGTACCCACCGTTAATGCGCTTAGTCAGTTGCCTAATTGTGTCTGTGTTCACGCCCTCGTCACAAATATCCCACAGCTTGTTTCTGTTAAAAAACCAGATGGCACTTTCCATTGGATAATCTGTTGCAACTAAATCAGGGTCTTTTATAATTTCTGGAAGGTTCATATCAGCGGCAAACTGTTCATAATTTGCACGAAACGTACATTGCAAAAAACCTCTTCCTCGAAATAAATACCCTTCTTGCTCGCTGTTACCGTAGCGGTTTCCGTATACACGATCTGCTAACGCTTGGGGATTACGTGCACAGCTTTCCGCTTCTGCTTCTGTTTTGAAATATTTACCAAAAACTTTAAGTATAGCTTCTTTAGAATAATTCAGGTTTTCCTCTGTGTACTTAAACGTGCCGCTCTCATGTACCAGCTGGCCTAAAAAGTGTGCTCCGCGCTCTGCGTTTAACACGTAATGATTAGTAATAGCTTTAGCAGTCATCGGCCCAAACGCTCCATCAGGGTTAGCCCCAATCTTTGTTTGTAACGCCTTTAGCGCATCACTCATTGGTCTTTCTCCACTGGTTTCATTCCCCATTGCCTGGTGTACCCAAACTCTTCATAGGCAGCTGCCCACCTATTCTCAGTAAATGTTGCAAATGAAATGAGCTTGTCAGTATCTGCGTACAGCTGATCGACCCACTCTGTGTTGTCTGCTACTTGCTTTTCTAAGTGCTCTATTCTGTGTGCTTGTTTGCTTACCCAAAACGTACCAGCCACAACCTGCGCAATCATTGCTATAACGAGTGCAACAGGTACTTTCAGATCGCTCACCTTTTGCTCTCCAAATATAAACGTAAACAATTAACGAGAGTGTTTAGCGACACAGCACTAAACAGCATGACCCACTGCCACATCTCCATTTATTTTCTCCTAAAAAACTTTGTTGCAGATCTTACGGCAAAGCTACTGGCTACGATTACGCCTAACGTGTATTGATACCACTCAGGCATTTGCTCAAGCGCACTAAAACCTTCTGCAACGACAGTGCGCCCCCACTCACCAGTAAACACAAGTATTAATGGTATGCTAAAAAGGATTACTAGATACTCATCTTTCCATGAGTTCATAGTTCCTTGAGCCATAAGCTTTTCCCACTCGCTCTCGCTCATTGCTGCGTTTTTCATCACAGCTGCTTTTGCTTCAGCTTCAACTAACTTAAGGTTTGCATGAGCTGCTTGCGCTTGTGCTTTGCCTTTTAACCAGCCACCAGCTAATTCACTTAGTGGCGCTATCAGTGATTGGAGCATTTTGAATTCCCCCCCTGTCTGTCTTAGCTTCTTTGCCAAGCCACAACGCAAAGCTTGCACTGAGCATCGCTGTGACTAAGCTTACAAATGCTGACTGTTGTGTTGTCGGATCCTCAAGTGTCATAAACCACAGACATACCTTCCAGGTCAGTATGATCTGACACAAAAATGCCAGCCGTGGCAGTATCTTTAACTCATCGAGATAACTAGCTGTTATTGCTACCATTTCGCTCCCTCGCAATTCGTATTGCTATTTGTCTTTCGCGTGTAATTACAATCACTTTTCCATCCTCGTCATACAGAATGAAACGACCTTTCCACTCACGTAAAATCAACGCTCTATTTTTATACACACCACTTTAGAATTTGCGTTTGTTACCAATACTTTGGCTTGCGCTTTTGAAGCTTTACATGCCTCTTCTGAGCTGTAACTGCCAACATGGAAATGATCAAACTGACCACTGACCAGCTGGAGCCACAACAACACCCACATTACCAGCGGCCCTGGTACAAACCGACACCGTAGATCATGCCGCCAAGCAACAGGCTTCCAACTATCAAGCAACCTATCGTAGCGCCTAGCGTTATCAGCTTTTCTATTGCTTCTTGCTTTTTATACAGTTGCTCTTTGCGTTGCTTGCGTATTTGACCTTCGATCTTCTTAAGCTCTTTAACGTAACTTGGTCCCCAGTGTGCACTTAGAAAAGAATAAAGTTCTTCCCTCATGTGGTCTGCTTTTGTCTTTGCCTCAAACACAGCCAGTGCTTCTGCTTCTACAGAGCCACTCATTTTTTTCCACCAGGGAATATTATTCTGTTTATGCTTTTGCTCTAGGTGGTTAAGGTCAGACATAGCTGAAGCCCACTTTGAAAGCTGGCCCACACAATCTTGCATTTCACGGCCGGCGTTTACAGCTTTTTTTAGATAACCCACAGCGCTAGAGGCGGCACTAATTGCCGCTGTTACAGTAATAGGATCCATGTGGGTGTGCCTTAGTGAACTAGCCTAGAAAGTTCATTCTAATAAGTAGCAGTAAGCTCGCGCCAGTAATCGCGATTAGTATCATCTCCAGACGGCGAATCCTGGCGTACAGCTCTTTTAGAGAAAGCTTCATAGTAGTCTTGATTTCAACAACTTCTTTTTCCATGCCATCTATCCTGGCATGAGCTTGGTTAAGTGTGCGTGTTCTTTTGTCCATGGTCTATTATCCTTACGGTGATATTGGCCAGTCCTCGTCAGCGAGATTTGGCCATTCATCTAAATCCGTAATGTTGCGGAGTTCGGATCTATAAACCGCCCACTGTGTTTTTACATCGTTAGCTAACGGACTGTCATTTACTTGCGTCCAATCAGTATCAGCTAATAACTTGTTACGTGTAACTCT